AACCTCGCACCCGCATAGCACAGCTTCAAACAATACACGGTCTCCAGCCCAGTGTGTATGTGGAAGATGTAGAACCTTCCCACACTGACTATAAAGCCCTGGCATTTCATCGGTACTAGCAAAAGCTTTGTGTTCTATCTTACCTTCAAGATGTACATCAACCTGGCCTAGAATGATGTAGCTGTACTCTGGGTGATGGTTGATGTAATCAGCCATTTCAGAATTACCCTTTTGGAACACTGGTACAAGTACTTTCTTTGGGTCACGGCCTACGGGTTGTTCATTAAACATATGTAAATCTATAGCAAGTGGGAGTGACCTGGTTATAGGTGGTCTACTATCTGACTGTTCCAGATTCAGACCTTCACCAATACGCTTTGCATGTGCTGGTGAAATGAACACATTAAGAATTGACCGTTCAAACAAAGGTCTTGAAATGTTCTGTCGTTTCAGTTCTCTATAATCGTGTTCATACTTCACATATGGTTTCAGATTTTCGTACAGCTCATACTGTATGTCTCTGAATTGTTCAGGCTGAAATTGAAAACAGTTATTAAGAATGATAACATCTGATTGTCTAAGAATTTCCCTGTTGAACAGCCCAGGGGTCACACCTACAATGTCAAAGCCAAGTTCCTCACCAGCATTGACTACCACACAATTAGACATTTCAGCACCACCCATCTTAGACATATCCTGCACCCAAGCTACTTTAGTCTTTTTACCTTGGGCAAAAGCTTTACGTCTGAGATAGTCAATGTTAGTCTGCATTGGTTTTTCAATTATTTGAATACTTTCTTCTTTATCAGCAAATGCTACTTCACCGAGGGCTTCTAGTTCGTGTGCTTTAGCTTCATCAAAGTACACAAAAGAATCACCATGATAGTTTTTCATGATGTCACTCTTTGGTATACATTTAATTAGTGTAGATGATGATGCCATGATTACCTTTCAAATAACTGGGTGCCCCACTCTGGGAGCACCCAGCTACCACGGATGAAACACAACTAGCTTGTGATGCCAATAAGCTTTGCAAAAGCAATCGACACAGCAGGCCGACCATCAAGACGAGTAACGAAACGGTATGTGGTTTCGTCGGTCGTGAACTTCACATGCATACTGCTATCAATGGTCAAATCCTGGCGCATACCAAGCATGTACATACCCAGGTCACCAAGAATGATATCAGCATTTGCTCCGAGCACAGGCATGTTTCTTGTCATGTAGACAGGATACCCCATCATCGAAGGTGGCTGAAGTGTTCCACCATTGAAAGTAGCATAATCAGCATAGAAGATTGGCCGCTGATTATCATCGCGCAAACCCATGAGAACATTTCGAGTAGCCTTACGTGTCATCCACGAAAGGTCACGGAAGTTTTCATCAAGTGAGCTGTCCAGGTTAATGATATCAGTGAATCCAACTGTACCAGCAGCAGCACGGTTGACCATGTTAATGGCTGTATCAACACCAATACCCAAAGGCTGAGTAGTACCATTACCAGCTATGATAACACGTTCCATCTCGTACTGGAAAGCACGAGTGAAAAGACCAGTCACATAGTTGACAATATTCAGATACGAATCAGCAATCAACTCATCAGTCAGATACACAAGACCAATAAGCTTTTTCGGGTTCAGAGTTATCTGCTCCATTGCTGGCTTCGTATCTTCCTTGGTGTCAGCTTCCTCAATCCAGTTGAGCTGAATACCACCAAAGTAGCTACCTGCTGCCTGCACCAGACGAGAGAAACGCATCTGGTTTGAACCCATTGGAATACGCCACACCTTGGAAAGAATGGGTGACTGAGTTACAGCAAACTCAATCATGGTGGTATAGAATTCAATAGGGACAGTCACACCCCCATCAGCAGCAACACCCTCACTCATACCAGAAGCAGCCTTGTATTCTGCATCAACCTTTTCTTTGTAGTCCTGATACGTGAAACCACAGGTTTGTGGATTCCACTTACTCTTGATACCCTGTGCAAACATCTCCATAGTAGGTGACAAACGCTTGAATGGTCCACCAGAGCCAGACAACTGCTTGGCCATCATCAAACCATCTTCACGTGCACCAGCTACTCTACCAGAAGCGAAGTTCTTGAAAAAGAACCGTGTGTCAATAACGGAACTCTTTTCCCCTTCAAGACCTTCCATTTCCCCAGTGTCAGAGTCAACACTTGGGAAAACCTGCTTGCGTGCAGCATCATGTGTAGCTTTCTTCAGGCTTTCAATTGCTTCCTTGACAACCTTTTCAGCAGAACCCGTTACAAGTGTTTCAAGTTCTTCCTGTGTAAAGGTCTTTACTTCAGTTCCATCCGGCGCTTTTTCTTTAGGTTCTTTGACTGCATCAGCCATATATGAATCTCCTATAAGTATTGTGGTGATTAGTCAAGCTTGCCGGTCAACTCACGAATTGATTTCGTGACAACACCAGCGACAGCAGTACTAATCTTTTCAGGGTCTATTTCGAAGCGTTGGGGCTGTGCTTTAGCTATGACACTAAGCACGGTCTTACGCTCTGGGGCCGAAGGTTCGGTGTTAGCTTTGGTATCCACTGGGGTCGGGTCCACAGTGAACAGCTTGGATTTGAATTCCAGATAGGCAGCATCAATATCCTTCTGGTCTAGTTCCTGCATTGCATTCACGAAGGTTACGGCATATGGCCCAATGAGTGCAGCCATTTCCTTTGTAGCCAGGTTTGCTTCTTTTTCATTGGTTGACTTCAGCCACAGTTCATCAAGGTAGGCAAAGAATACAGTGTACATAGCATCCATAGGAAGACGAGTAGCAACACGCTCCCCTACAGATTTGAGACCCACCAAACCAGCCTTTTCAACTGCTGCTTCAACAGCTTCCTTATCTTCTGGCTTTACCAAGAACTCATTTGACTTGCCAAAGTAAAGGAAGCTTCTTTCAGTACCTTCTATGTTAAGCTTCACATCCTGGAAGGTTTCCACACCCTCAAGCCCAAGCTGTTTCTGTTCAGTGTCACCTACCTCTACAGACTCAGTCAGTTCGGTTATTGGTGTTTGTTCTTCATCACTGTCAGTCTTATCTGGTTCTGGTGCAGGGGCTTCCTCTTGCATTTCAGGAAGAGCCTTGACCTCTGCCATTTCGTCTTCATCAAAGAACACATTCAGTTCTGGAATCTCCTTACCAAAGTCAGCATAATGCTTGAACAAGTGAGTAAGGGCACGCTTCTTTTCTGTGGTAGTCATATCACTCTTCCCACCACGTGCGTCCTTGATAACTGCAACAGCAGCAGCTACACCTTTCCACACTGTCTTGTATGCATTCTTCATGTGGTGTGGTAGATTAAAGTCCTCTTTATTCTCACCATCATTACTGAAGAACGTACACATCTGCATCAGATCCTTTACTTCTGCTTTCTTGATTTCCTTTGGACCATCCCAGGAAATCTTTTCATCTGACAGTGGATGTTTCTTATATGTGATAGCGCCCTTGTGTTCCATTTCACCAATAAGCGTATACTCTGGGGTAGCATCTGTTTCAGGGTTAAAGTTCTTAGCATCCACGTTGTCAGGTACACCAACCTGTGAATACTCTACACACAACCACTTGAGCACATCACGACCACCCCCAGAGCGAGGGGTAGCCTTATCAACAATGAAAGCAACAGACCAGAATGGCATGTAATTGTCTTTGGCTTTCTGGTACAGCCGCTGACCTGTGTTGTCAGGTGGTGTCAGTTTTGAGCCATCAAAATATTTGGTCTTTGCAATGATACCCTTATCACCCTTTTCATTCACACCCTGTTTCAACTCAAGGCATTTGGCAATAGGTTCTGAACCAATGTCAGGGTCAAAGCCATGTTGCTTGAGTACCGAAGGGGTACCATCAAGTGTAAGACCATCAGCGTGCATCACATCACCACTACGGTCTACACCTTCTGTGGAAATGAAATGTGTGATAGTCATGGTCTTATCATCAAATGATTTGACCTCTGCCGGGAAGAACTTAGTTTCTCTACCCATTGGTTTTCTCCCTCCAATGATTACAACCAAATACATTCACATCTAAAA